TACGCTCTCTATTTCCCGACGGGTCATTAATCCTTTCCACTTTCTGCCATCGACATAAACCCAGCGTTTCATTTCATCACAAGCGCCTTTTCGGTCATTGGAGTTGAGCTTTTTGAGTAATGTCGATTTGGCAAAATTTCCCACACCCACGTTGTAAGCAAATGAATAAAGCGCTGCTTGAGTCAGTGTATTGATATCGACCTTGACCAGCGGGTCAACATAGTGCTTAACCGCCTTTAAATCGTCATCAAGCCACTTGTCACAATCTTCTTTGGAGTACGCTCGGTTACGCTCAATATCGTTACCGGTGTGCCCGTAGCAAACAGAAAGCACACCGCCACCATCGAAATAGGGCTTAAGTCTCATCCCTTCGAAATGGGTTATCATGCTTGATGCTAAAAACAACGCGCTACCGCCTGTTGCCATCACTATTTTTTTGGTATCTTCATCATGGCCTCCCTTTGATGTTGCGCGCTTTTAACCGGTACTCCTTGCGTTTGTAATACCAGTTGACCAGACAGGTGATGACCGTGCAGACAATACCTATTAGGCCAACCCACTGTTCGAGCGTGAAAATGCCAATGACTGTTGTGACAATTCCGCCCATATACGACAAGGGACTGGAATACTTTTCAAACATACGCATCACTCCCCCTTTTTCAGGGTATCCATTTCCTGTTTAGTCCCATAGGACAATCTGCGAACGATTTGAGGTGGCCGCGCTGATTTCCGGTAATTGAATTTCAACGCCCATCGGCAATCTGGCAGCGTGGCTGCAAAGTCCGGGATTAACTTCAAGCACTCGCTCAACGGTGCCAACGCAAGTGCCATAGTAGCGAAAACAAATCTCATCCAGACTCTCGTTTTGTTGACTCAGTACCTTCATATCAGTGCCACCACGTTATGACCCTGCCCTTTAATTCGTGCTATCGCCCAGAGGGCATCACGTCGGTAATCATCAATCGTCGGCGACAGACTGTCAGCTTTTTTGTGGCCGGATGCCTGCGTGTCGATATCTCGAAACCGTTCAGACAAGTTAGCCTTAGCGAGGCCAAATACCGCGCGTTCATACAGCAGGCAAAGCGCACTGTCGTCATTAATATGCATGGCCGGAATATTAGCTAAATAGTTAAATCCTTCGCGTTTTTTCTGGGTTTGCCAGTCCCGCAGTTCGTACGCCACTTCAATCATCGCGTGGGTGAGTGCATCCTTAAGACGCGAAGCGATGATGGTGCCATCGTTCTCACGCATCACTGCGCGGTAATTTTGAGGTGACACGGCAGGCCAGAAGGGATCGTCGGTCACCAGATCACTTTCTTCTTTAGGCGGTTTTTCCGGCGAAATAAAATCCATATCCTCACCTCAATAGGTCGGGCGGTGGACAGTGAACATAACGCGGTCTTTCACTGTGCCGCCCGAGTGCGTGGGCACAACTCATGTTTTCGGTAACGCGGTGTTGAGCGCTTTTTCCAACTTTTTGATCTCGCCTTTGACGCCAACCCCTTGGAAAAGTATTAGCGCGCGTTTTAAGGTGTCGAGCGCGGCGGCGAGCAAGCCATTATCGCGCTGGCAAAAACCCACCCATTTATACAATTCCGCTCTGACCACATCCGGCATGTCTTCCTCATCCGTTAAGGTGACGGTTTGCGCTAAAAGCGACAAACTCAGCGGTACCTTCTGCTGGTAAGCGGTTTTGGCCGCCGCCGCTATTTCTTCTGCAATCGCGCACCCCGTCGTACGGGTATGTCCAGCCGGCATTAAAAGCCCATGCGCTAACGCATATTCGGCGATAGCCAGCGCGCCTTCAATGTCACCGGCGTCAATGCGCCAGAGCATCACCATCATCAGCGTGTCGTCCTGCTGGCCGTCGCCGTTTTCCAATACTCCGCTCACCCAAGGGGCATAACGGGGTAACACCGTTTTTTTATATTCGGCTTTCCGTTCGGTTGACTGGATGCGTTTTAACTGACGTTTGTCCTGCTGAAACATCAACAAAATTTGCTGTGTGGCGTTATCCCATAACGGATGGGCGCCCCGCGGTTTTTCACCCACCAAGCGCAGCTGGTGACATTGCCAGGGGGTGAGCATTAGCCATCGCCCTGATTAGTCTGACTGCTGCCACCTGAATCGGGTGTATTCCCACCTTGCAGTCCTGATTGGGGTTTATCTTCGGGTAAGATGTCAATATTTTCGACCAGTGCCACCCCGCGATAATCTTCCACCACATAGGCTTCATTGACCGACTCATAATTTTCAATCCGGTCACGCTCGGGCGTATCCTTGATTTGGCGCCGACGGGTGTCTTGCTGATAGTAAATCGAGAGATTATCCAGACGGGTAATGAGCAGAGATTTATCTGGGAAGAATGGGGCGCGAATAGCCGGTAATCCACCCAAGCGTTTTTGACTGATAATCACATCGGCGGCCAGCATTTCGCTATTCGCCTGTTCTTTGTTAACAATCGGAAAGTATTTATCGGCAAGCAAGGAACGACCACAAATAATCACCAAATCGGTATCATCCTGATACACTTCATCAATCACCCGTTCAACCGTGTCCATTACCAGCGCATCCAAATTTTTGTAATCGCCTTTTTCGCCAATGCGAATGGTGTTTGAGGCCACTTTGCCTTGACTATCGGTGATGTTAGCCATCACATGGGTCGGGGCATCATTGCGAATTTTTTGCAACCAGCCGATATTCACATCCTGTAATTTGGCATTTTGAGTACGGTCTGAGGTTTTTTCCCGTTTGATACCATTAAAACCAATCATAATGCGGTCAAGGGCCTGACGGCGCACAATCGCATCGCGGATACGACGCTGAAAATCGTTAAATTTGGCCCACATATCGAGCTTGGCATAGCTGATGGCAGTATCGAAATTGGTTTGATAGCAATAGTAGTCAATCGTGTCCAAGGACGTCGGGTCAATCGGTTCTCGACGTTTGCTACTCGTATCGGTGGTGCCGGCCACCGTAGAGCCCATCCCGAGTCCTATCACCTGACCTTGCTGTTCAAGTACCGGTACCAGATTTATTTTTTTCAAAAAACCGGCACTTTGCTGGATTTGACTTTCCAGTACCTGTGCTTTGGACGGTTCAATATTCACTTTCCCGGCAAAATCCTGCGGCGAGACGTGATAGATTTCCCCCAGGCGACTTAAGTACTGATTGAATTTTAATTTGGTTTCTTTTCTCATCGTCTTCTCGTTAACAGTTGGTCAGGGTATCGGTATCCCGTATCCGACCGAGTGAAACAGGGCGCGTCGGTGTTTCTTCTTGCGCCAGGCTGGTCGTCAAAGTCGTCAGTTCAGTTTTCAGTTGCTGGTGCTTTTCTGCACTGGCATTTTTTAGCGCAGTTAACGCAACCCCTAATTCGGCGATTTGTTGTTCACTCTTTGCCTGCTGGTTTGCACAATACTCAATTGCCTGCTGGATATCGCTAAAGATCTGGCCTTGCTCATTGCGCTCATGCCCAAATAAGGCTTTAACTTTTTCAAGCAGGTTGAGTGATGGATTAGAAACGGTGGTCGTTTCGTCGATAAATTCGAGCAAGGTTTCTTCGGCAGCAGTAAACACGCTATGGGGGGATAATTTACGCTCAGCGAGACAATCAGGTTTACCGTGACTGAATGCCAGCATACTGGTGCCCAGACTGGCGGGATTATCCGTCACCGCAAGACCGACGAGATAGGCTTTACCCGTATCGGCGAAAGCCGTATCAATTTCGACTGAGGTGTAAACTTTTTGCCGTTGTTTATTCATGGCAATCAATTCATCGGTGGGCGATAGCACCCCGTAAAGTCCAAGTTTTCCGGCTAATGCCCCTGTTTTGATTTCTTCCGTATAAACGGAAAGCACATCGCCAAAGCAGGGCATCCAGGGCGATTTCAAATGTTCAAGGTTAATTCGTGCCCCAAAAGTGTCCGGGTCGTAGTTTTTTTCAATATCGGTCAGCCACTCTCGCTGGACTTTACGGCCATCGGTGGTGGCACCTTCCACACAGATACGAATCGGTTTGGTTTTTTTCATTACACAGGCTCCCGCCAGGGTAGGGTTTGTTGACATCATGGGCATAGGATTAAAAAGATGAGAGAAGGAAACAAGGCGGTGGGATTGTTTGAACGGTCAAACAAATTTTCACCCAGGCAATCCTTGGGAAATCTTCGTTATGCTAGCCACATGAAAAATGAAAACCCCTTTTTACGACACCGCGCCCGACAACTGGCTTTAGAAGGCTACAGCCCGAGTCAGATTGCCCATATGTTGGGGCAAAATGTCTCCACCGTACATAGCTGGAAACGACGAGACCAGTGGAATGCGCAAAAGGCCACGCAAGCTGTCAAACTGAGCCTGGAGGCGCGACTTTGCCAGCTCATTGGCAAAGAACAGAAAGACGGTAAAGATTTTAAGGAGATTGACCTGCTTTATCGGCAACTGGAGCGCCAGTGTCGAATTGAACAATACCAACAAGGCGGAAGGGAAAGCGGGCGTGATAAAAAAAATAACCGGACTCCACCTGAAAAGAATGCCTTTAGTGATGAGCAGATTGCGTCGCTGTTAAAACATTTTCACCAACATCTTTTTGATTACCAGAAGCACTGGTATCAGGCGGGATTAACCTATCCGATACGCAATATTTTAAAATCACGCCAGATAGGCGCCACCTGGTTTTTTGCTCGCGAGGCGTTGATGGACGCGTTAACCACCGGCCGCAATCAGGTCTTTTTATCCGCCAGTAAATCTCAGGCGCATGTTTTTAAGGATTACATCATCAAGATGGCGCAGGAAGTGGATGTTGCCCTAAAAGGTGACCCTATCGTGTTAGCCAACGGCGCCACGCTTTATTTTCTTGGCACTAATGCGCGCACGGCCCAAAGTTATCACGGCAATCTTTATCTGGATGAATATTTCTGGATCCCGAAATTTCAGGAATTACGTAAAGTGGCGTCGGGCATGGCGATGCAGAAAAAATGGCGGCAGACCTACTTTTCAACCCCGTCAAGCCTGACGCATAGCGCTTACCCGTTCTGGTCTGGCAAACTGTTTAACCGGGGAAGGTCAAAAAAAGACCAGATTGATATCGGCATCAGCCACAAGTTGTTGGCGAACGGTCGCTATTGTGAAGATGGCCATTGGCGACAAATCGTAACATTAGACGATGCCATTAACGGCGGCTGTAACCTGTTCGACCGTGAAGGGTTAAAAAAGCGCTATAGTCCGGATGAATATCAAAACCTGTTGATGTGTGAATTTGTTGACGATATCGACTCGCTGTTTTCGTTTTCACTGATGCAGGCCTGTCAGGTGGATAGCTGGGACGTGTGGGCGGATGTCAGTCCCTTGATGTCACGGCCTTATGGGTCACAAAGCGTCTGGATAGGCTACGACCCCGCCAAAGGCTCCCAGCACGGTGACAGCGCAGGCTGTGTCGTCATTGCACCACCCACCACACCCGGTGGAAAATTTCGCATTCTGGAGTACTTCCAATGGCGGGGACTGGACTTTCGCGCGCAGGCCGCCGCAATTCAACAACTCACCACCCGTTATCAGGTCGACTACATCGGACTGGATGCAACGGGTATCGGCCATGGCGTTTTACAATATGTGCGCGATTTTTTCCCACAGGTCAACGAATTTATCTATAACCCGGCGCTGAAAAATGCGCTAGTGTTAAAAGCCTATGATGTTATCAGCCATCACCGGCTCGAATATGATGCCGGGGCGCAGGATATTACCCGTGCCTTTATGGCGATTAGACGCGCCACGACCGCCAGTGGGAACCGTCCCACCTATGAAGCGGATCGCAGTGAAGATGCCAGCCACGCTGATTTAGCCTGGGCCACCATGCATGCGCTGTACCATGAACCGTTAACCGGCGATGGCCAGCAACACAAACCCATTATCGAGCTATTCTAATATGCGAAAAACGAAAAACCGTACGCTCACCGCCACAAAAAAACCGTCAGTAGACGCCTTTACCTTTGGTGACCCGGTGTCCATGCTTGACCGGCGCGAGATTTTTGATTATTTGGAATGTGCACTTATCGACAATTACTACGAGCCGCCAATAAGTTTTGAGGGTTTATCGCGCATTTTTCGCGCTGCGGCCCATCATAGCAGTGCCATTTATGTCAAACGCAATATTTTAAGCAGTACTTTTGTGCCACATCAATGGTTAAGTCGTCAGGATTTTGACCGTTTTGCGCTGGATTTTCTGATTTTTGGCAATGCCTATCTGGAACGGCGAAAAAATGGCTTAAATAAAACCATTTCGCTAAAATCCATCCCAGCCAAACTCACCCGGCGCGGTGAGGATTTAGCCACTTATTACCTTTTGCATGCAGGTTTTGACAGCGTGCCGTTTACTTTTCAAAGGGGGCAGGTTTTTCATTTGCTTGAGCCGGATATCAATCAGGAAATCTACGGCCTACCCGAATATCTGGCCGCCATGACCGCCATTTTACTCAATGAATCGGCAACCCTCTTTCGCCGTAAGTATTATCTGAACGGCTCTCATGCCGGCTATATCCTGTATATCAATGATACAATTAACTTCCAGGATATTGATAATCTCCGCGAACAGCTAAAAAGCAGTAAAGGCTTGGGAAACTTTCGCAATCTGCTTTTGTATTCACCCAACGGCAAGAAGGATGGCATACAAACCATTCCGTTATCCGAAGCCGCTGCGAAAGATGAATTTTTAAATATCAAAAACGTCAGTAGGGACGATATGTTAGCTGCTCACCGCGTGCCACCACAATTAATGGGTATTATGCCACAGAATGTGGGGGGATTTGGGGACGTACAAAAAGCGGCTAATGTGTTTATCTGCAACGAATTACATCCGTTGCAACATAAAATGCAGCAGCTTAATGAGTGGCTCGGCGAAGAAGTGATTCAGTTTACCCCTTACGCCTTGAATCGGATAAAAAATAAAATCTAATCCTTGCAGAGGGTGTTTAACTGCGCCTCAGAAAGCCCCGTTGATTGGTCTGTCTTTCAACGCTTATTATTTAAGTCTTTGAGCATTGCCGCTCTTAAAATTGCGTTTAAACGCGTCTGATAGCCTTTCCCTGATCCTCTGAGCCACGCCAAAACATCGGCATCAATGCGGACAGAAGCATGCTGTTTAATAGGACGATAAAAATTACCCCGATGGGCATTTTGCCATGTCACTTCATCCATTGGTGGGATGTCACTAAAATTTATTTCACTTTCCGGCATACCAGCCAGTACTTTCAACTCTGCTTTGCGTTTATCAGTTAATGTTGGTAAGGCATTTTGTTTAATAGTAACTTTTTTCATAATGTTTTCTCTCTGCGCGCGTCGCTCTTCGGGCGCTGATTATTCGAATAATTTCTACTGAATTTTCAAAATTTATCGTGTGTGCGACAAAAACAATAATACAACCTCCAACTTGCCCAATGGTTTGCCAACGCAATTCTCCATTTTCGAAACGATCCTGATGAGATAAATGCATAGGATCATTGAAAACCTGTGCAGCTTCTTCAAATCGAATCCCATGTTTTTTTAAATTTGATGCTGATTTTTCAGGATCCCATTCAAATTGTAGTGACATTGAGCACCTGTAATGACAAAAATGTATATATATTACTGTATATACAATATTGAATTATGTCAATCGGATAGGAAGTTAAATCAAAAAAACATGAAAAATCGCAGTGGTAGCCCCGCCGCGCCTGCCCGCAAAACATGTCGTTTTTTGTGCAGTTGGACAACGCCACTTAGCGTAGGCCAGTACTGCCCTTTTCGGTGATTTCAGGTGGGCAAAAACTTGTGCAAATTTGTGCATTTTTGTGCAAATCCATGCACTTATTTTTTAATAAAAACAAAGATCACTAAAACAAGAAGAAAAAGCCTTTTTGATATTTAACATTTTAACAAAATAATAACTTATTTTGCGCTAAAAAAAGGGGGTATGCGTCGGAAAACGGTTACAACAGTTAGAATGCGCAAAAAAAGGACTTAACTCCATAATTAAAATACGATTTTTTTGTAACCTTCAAACGGTTACAGTGGGGTTACAAAACAGAATAAAAAAGTTACATTGTTATAAATCAATAAGTTAAGTTTTTAGTTTTAAACGTTTTGTAACCGTTACATGTAACCCTACTGTAACCATTTTGTAACCGTTTAAAGTTTTTAAAATATATTATATTATCAATTAATTATAATAGTTTTTTATTTTTGTAACCATTGTAACCGTTTTCCGACACATACCCCAAAATTTTGAAAATAGATAATAACGATTAAATGATGAACAGTTATGTTAAATAAATATTAACGTTTATGTATGATGAATATCTTGCTATTTTGGCTGTGAGTTAATCGCTCGTGGTGATGTCTGGAAAATATCGCTAAACGATATAGCTTAAGTCGCTTAGCGAATTTAAATAGGTCTTGGTAATGGGTAACTAAGGAAGGAATTTTTTAAGTTTATTCTCTAAAGATTTTACTTTATTATATTCTGTTGTAATCAAGTTGAACTTATCTTCAATATTCATTTTGAATGATAACCCTAGACTTATTATTGATAAGATAAAAATTATCATAATAATAAGTATTAATCCTGATAATAAGTTCCTGCGTTTTATATTATTTTTTATTTCCTCAATATCTTTTTGAATATCATTCAATGACATTTCTTGTTTCTTTTCGGTCATAAATTTACCTTATCGATAGTTAAAATCTGTGACATCCTGCCAAGAAGAATGGGTTCTTATATTACTTGACAGGAAGTTAAATGTAACCATTTATGATAGCTGACCAGTCAAAAATTGATATCAATAGTTATATAATCGCTAATATCAAGCCCTGATTTAGGGAGAGTGAAGGGTGAATATGAATAATCTGCTGAAAAACCTTTAAGATTAGCAAGGTAAATCTAAACAAAAGTCAGATTATAAACAGGAGACAGAGCAAATGGATTTATATATAAAACTGCGTCCCCTGCGTTAATATCTGATAAAAACAAAGGCAAGATAGGAGTATTCTTTCATTTTTTCAATAATTAGTTTCAAATACCCAACATTTAACGACGTCAGGTTTTTTTAGCGCACTTAAGGTTGGTAATGCCTGATTATATTGGTTATTAACGTGACTTCTCACCGTTTTAATCCCAACAAAACGACGTCTTTTACCCATTTTAAGCAGGGATTTGATTTCTGACAGATTGGGCATATTTTGGCGGTATTCACTGGCCACCTGTGCCAGATGATTAAAGTTAACCGCATAAATATTCTCTTCATTACTGTGATTAACGCCATATGGGGTATTTTGATTGAGATAATCAAACATATCCCAAAACTCAGTGACCAGGGTATTATCGGCTTCTAATGCCTGAACACGTTCTTTTGCCAGTTCGACGATAAAGGTTTCTGTTTCTGCTACTCGGCTTTCTTTGATGGGCAGAAAACAGGATAACGTGCGTAACAGAACGATGAGTTGAGCGTGATTTTTAGCAATGCGTTCATGGCCAATCGCTTCATCATCGAAGAGTTGTCGCTGAACTTCATCGAGAGAAGTTTCGTAAGCCGTTACAATCGCATTTTCACTTAACAGCGCTTTGGGCAAAAAGCCGGATAATTGTTCAATAGGGTAGCGTTCCAGGCGAATGGCCGCCTGACGGGTCTGTTCGCTTTGACCTGACTTATCGGTATGGAGATGAATAATCCGCTCTAATACCGCTCTTGAGGCTTCGACACTGCTATTCTGGGCGATAATAATGCTGCCCTTAAAGAGCGGCTCATAGGTTTCGTTCTGATTGGTTTTTATACCTGTTGAACGTGTTGCACGACCATTGTAAAGGGATTTCATTTCTTCCCAATCGAAAGCCCGTTTTACGTTATCCTGCATTCGGTCACTTTCTATCAAACAAACAGGAAGATTACTCACCTGGGCAAAATTACGCGCACGGCCTACCAAGGTCGACTTTGAAGGGTCAAAGCCTTCGTAATCAGCGCGACCCGTTAACCGCCAGAAGAACTCTATCAGGGTACTTTTGCCTGAGCCGGGTTCCCCCATAATTTCCAGAAAAGGGTAACTTTTACTTAACTTTCGTATCTGTTCGGCAAACAGTGACCCGAGCCAGAACGCAAGCACAGTATAGCCTTTAACCCCAAAAGCAAGCCATAAATCGTCCAACCAGTGAACATCGAAGTCGCTGAGTTCATGATTAATTTCCAGTCTTGGACTGCTACTTAATGTTTTGATATCGAGATGCTCCAGTGAAAAATAATCCTCTTCATTCAGGGTATATAATTTGCCGTTTTGCACGGCAATATCATTAAACACATAAACGCCCAGTACTTTGTTGTAACCAATAAAATTTTGGGTTTTTACTTCCTTGATATGCGGTAATTCGTTTTTGCAAAAGCGGTCAAGTTGATGGGTGTCCCCAGTGTAAACAGCACCTTTAGCGACATGCAAAAGCCGTTTTTTGAATTCAGAAGCGCTGGTTAACTGACTGGCGGTAAAAGTGGCTTTGACGTTGGGTCTTTGTTGCGGGAAATCCAGTTTTAAATAATACCAGGATTCGTCGGTTTCTTCGGATTTCTGAAAATAAAGCGGAGTCGGGTAACAGTTGGCGATTTCGTTGACAGCGCCGGACTCTTTTAACGCTTTTGTGGTGGCTTCTTCTTTAGTTAGCTTTTCTGAGTCTAAAATTCGTTCAACCGCCTTTAAATGCCTTTCAATATCGAGTTTAAACCAGTAAAAACGGCTATCAAATTGAAAATAGAAGTCATTACGGTGGGTATAATTGAATATTAACATTGCCTTATCGGTAGCACTTTTTGTCAGTAACAAGTCGCCATAATAACGATAACGCATTAAGTCATAACGTTCGAGCTTACCTTTGAGGTGTAAATCGTTCCAGTCTTCATTTTTAAATTGCGAAGGTAAGGCGGCACAGGATTTCCAGCCTTCTTGCTGACTGCGTGCAACGTGTTTTCTTATCGCTTTTTCGCCCGCATTACCCTTATCAAGTGCCCAGACCAATAGGGGCTTTTTGTTCGCGCCCAATGCCGTTTTAAGCGCCGCCAAGGCGTGCTCTGGGTAATTATGACAACTCATCAGGGAAACGGCATACAGTCCATTCTGAGCAAGACTAATTGCATCAAAAATCCCTTCGGTTAGCCAGATTTCAGTTGCCTTTGTTAAATTCTGTTGTGGCAGACTCCACCAATACCCTTTGTAACTGCCAAAAAAGTTAGCCTTGCGGTCAAAGCGTTGTGGGTTATCAATAATTCGCTCCCAATAAGCGCCATTGGGTAAGGTAAATTTTACGGTTGCTGAACCCAGCCCTTTAGCGTGATAACCGGATTCAATATACAATCCTTTTAATGGGGCAATATCTAATCCTCTAGCCTGTTGCAGATAGGCATCCGCTGCGGCATTTGGGGCTTGTTGTGTTTTAGGGTAGTGCGTTGACCAATTATGAAACAGCTCAGGATAAATTTCTTTAACAATAATTTCAGCCCCACATTTATTTTCACGGCCACACTTAAGTACAAAGGGTTTTTCAATAGCGGTAAATAACTCTTTTTTGTTGCACTGGGGACAAACACCCTGACGTAGATAGCCGTTTTGTTCTTTAAAATGAAAATCCGCAATTAATCGGCTGATGATAAAATCTGACTGGTACATGTTATTACCCCTGGCAAACCTTTATAAACGTGTTGGCGACTTGATTTGCATCAAGAAGTGCAAATCGTTCGGCTTTAATACGAACAGGCCAGCATTGAGTGGCAAATTGACTGTTTTTGTTGTAACAAACGTTCATTTCCTGCTCTTTTTAAAATGTTTTTGGGCGGATTCCCAAAGAGATTGACAGTCGACGCAGCGATTGCAGCCTGGGGAAGCGATACGGCGCGCTTCAGGTATCGCTTTTTCACAATCCTCACAATGAAAACGGGCGATACCCCTGTTGCGCTCGGTCACCTGTTTAATCTGGTAAATTAATTGTTGTTGGGCGAAGTCATTCGCTTTATCAATCGTGTCAGACATGGTGTAAATTCTCTGCTCGAAGTTCAAAGTGGTGACTGATTTCCACCACGTGCTGATAAGCGGTGTGATAAGACATCTTTTGATGAAGAATTTGATAGGCCAGCGACGTTAAATGAGCAGAAAATTGTCTCAATAAGTGTTTCCTTTCATCTTCCCGATTTTGCTTTAGCATATCGGTGAGTTTTAATACGCCGAATTGTGCAGTCATATTTTCTTACTTCTCCTTTCCTTATTTTGGATAAAACAATCCCTTGGTGTGGCTAACACCGTTAATTTTCATTTATAAATTAAAGTGGCAGTGCGATATTTTTAGGTATTAATGCAACGAGCACCTGTAATTGAAATAGCGCGTTAATAATCGCCTGTTTTTCTTTTTTATTAAATTCATCAAATTTCAAATGATGTTTTTTATTATCAATATTGGCTAAATAAAAAATTAAATTAACAAACCGTTTATTATGTTCTCGTAAATATTCAATAAATCCCAACAGGCATTGATTATCGGGATTTTCTTTATTTTTATTAAAATGAACGGTTCGACATTTCGCTGCCTTAATTAACCCATCGACGCGCGCATTAATGGGTAGTCCTTCATTGCGATAAATACCCGTCTTTATTCTATTAATCTCACCGGCATTATTTTGTAATGTGTTAACCGAGTGAATTAATGTATTTGTTAATGCGTGTTTATTCGTCATCATTTTATTTAATAATTAGGGTGAGAAAATAAAAAATAAATAATCCGCCAAATAACAATATTAATTTATCGATTAACGTCAGTTTTTTATTCCTCTTATTATTAATATGATAATTTTTAACGGACTCGCCCGTTAATCGATAGGGGTAGTGCTGATTAGATTTATGCATAAATATCCTCATTAAGTTATCGGTTTTGTTGCCCTGACCGAAAACAGGGTGTTGTGATATATTTTTTATGCCTGTTGATTCTTAGAAGGGAGATACAGGCATAAACTGACTTATCACAACAAGGAAAATAACAATGTCTGTTAATGAAAAAATTAAACAACAGTTAACTGAACTCATTAAGCAAGTCGAACAAATAGAAACGCTAATTATTTGTGATAATGCAGTAGAAATAAGTGCGTTATCACATCATCTATCCCAACAAATCCACGATAAAATCAGGTCACCACAGAAAAATATTGTTAAGTGGTTTTAATTTTTTCTGACCATAATAGCCATGACTGCATCAAAGGTGGATTTAAGATCCTGTTCATAAAAGCGGTTAATGTTTGAACAGGTTTCGCTTATGGCATTCATGATAGTGATCATGAGTGCTAATTTTTCTTTTGGAGTAAGATTTTTTATCTCCTGTTTTTTATTTTCTTCAGAAAGTCCCGAAAATAGCGAATGAATGGTATTAATGACTAAGTGATCTAACGGTTTAGTCTCTAGCGCTAATCTTTCCTCGTTATCCTTTTTTTGGTAGTTATTTGCCTTGTTCAATATGGATAATTCGGCAAATTTTTTATCGTCGTTAAATAACTCAATGCGATTACTATCAACGGTGAGGCCGTGAAGGTTATTTATTCCAAACGCTTTAGCATGTTCAGTAAGATGTGCGATGACTTGATAATAAACTGCCATAGTTAACCTCTTAAAAATTAGATTAGTGAGTCGGTTTTTATACCCTGACCGAAAACAGGGTGTTGTGGTATCATGTTTATGCCCACTTTTTCTTTCCAGTGAGAGGTGGACATAAAATCCAACAACAAGGCGTGAAATCCATGTCCCAAGAAAGAGAAGACTATACCCGATTACATAAACCTGCCCCGTCACAGCAAGAAGAGCAAAAGACTGGGGAGAACGATAAAAAATAAGGAGCCCCAAAATGGAACAGCCATCCGAACACATTAAATTTGAAGTCTACTACTCGATTTACCTTGCCGAAATGACAGAAATTTTTAATCGCCGAGTTGAACAATGTTGTTCTTTTTGGCAGGTATTTCTGGGTGCTTCTGTTTTTGCACATTTCCAATACGGATGGCTGTTGGGTTTTCTTATTGCCTTGATTTCCGCTATTCAGTTTGTTGTTAAATTTGGTGAAAAAGCCGGTAGCGCAAAATCTCAAGTAAGACGGTACCGAAGGCTGGCAGATGAACTTCCGCAACTGGATGAAAACCAGATTAAAGCGAGATTGCGAGAAATTGAAGAAACTGACACTCAACCCCTGACCGCGCTTTATAATCCCGCCAGAAAAAGAGCAGGTATTGCGTTGTATGGTGTTGATAGACAAGCTGGACACCCCCTTACGCGATGGGAAAAAATGATGGCTTTCATCGGCGGTGGTATTCCTAAGTAGTGACATCGGGTTACCTCTTGAATGCGTTTGGGTAATATGTGGTGACGATACTTCATGTCGTCACTCGCCATAGCAAAGTTAAAAATTTCCCTGGTGTTAAATAAAAAATAATTAGTTATATTTTTAATGATTAATTGTTTTAAAAATTTTATTTTGATTGAGTTGGTAATCTTTAATTTCTGGTTATAATTCAATCTGAATCAGTAAATGGTCATGAAGATATAATCGTAATAACTTACCGTCACAAGAGGGCACAACGGAACGTTCATCTATGCCCATTACATAAGCCAGTCTTGTTGCCTTGACGCTTACGCTAGGATTTCTCATCATTTATCCCCTGGTATAATTTATCGATATAATGGATTGCCTGAGCCATTGCATCAAATTTACCCAAAGAGTCTTTGCCATACCAGACGTGATAACGTGTGATGGGATTCATTATTTTTCTGGGTAATTTTATAATGTCAAAATCCCGATAACAAAAACTGTGAGGACTTATTTGTTTAAACGTCATGATTTCAGTCCTAACCATGTTAACCAGCCTTCTCTAATTTCTTTAGGTAAAGATTCATAAGCCAACTTCAGTCCTAAGTTCCAGGCAGGTAAATAAATATAGTATTCACCACGAGAACTTTTGGGGTTCTTCATTTCAATTACGGGCAGTTTGCCATCTTTACGCATATCTGAAATTGCTTGCTTGGTTTTTCCAACCATTTCTGCAAACTTGGCTTCAGTAACACCATCTGAAGCACTAGAAACATTTACGATTTCTTTATTCATCTGATAATCTCTTTTATTGAAGCTCTTCGTAGCCCCTATTTTCTCTTAGCTGCTAGCTATGGGAATTTCTTTTAATCTAAAATTTAGAGGATATGAAAAAATATGTCAACCCCGAAAAATGAAAAATTGAAACTTATTAGAGAATCTGAGAGATTAAAACTTAAAGAAATGACTGATTTAACAGGAATTAATTATCACACTTATCATGGTTATGAATCAGGAAAAATGAATATGTCACTTGAATCAGCAGAAAAATTATTTTCTATAGCACGATTTCGGAAGTATATGGATTGGTTTATGTTTGATGAAACCAATCCAGAAGCTGGTCAAATTGCACCAGCTCTCGCACACAATGGGCCAGAGAAAACAATGTCAGTCCAATCAAAGAAAAAGACTGGTTAACATTACATAAGGATTTTTGTCAATTCATTGACTCCAAGAGTCTTTGTGCCATTGGAGGGATTTCTTATGTCAATTAAGAAACTCGAAGATGGTCGCTATGAAGTGGACATTCGTCCAACTGGCCGCAACGGAAAGCGCGTCAGACGGAAATTTGATAAGAAGTTTGAAGCCGTTAATTATGAACGGTATGTAATGGCTAACCACTCGAAAGAATGGACACCGAAGTTGACCGATACCCGCAGGTTAAGCGAAATCGCGCAACAATGGTGGGATTTATTTGGCAAGCACCTCGACCATGGTCGGGATCAAAAGAACAGAATTAATATGTTTTGTCGTGTGATGTCAGATCCAGAGGTGCCAAAAATAAACAAATCCTTTATATCCCAGTATTGCCAGTTACGGGTAGCCCATGGGGTTAAGGCATCGACAATTAATCGTGAAATTACAGCTGTGCGCGGTATTTTTACATATTTAATTGATACCGGCCTCTACCATGGCGAACATCCTTTCAGCGGCTATAAAAAGCTGAAAGAACAGGCTACGGAAATGTCATATCTGACTGATGACGATATCAACAGGTTGCTGACTCACCTTAGCGGTGATAACTATAAAATTGCCGTTCTTTGCCTCAGTACTGGCGCACGATGGAGTGAAGCAATTAGGCTAAAACGGGAACATGTGATTCAAAATAAAATACGATTCACATTTACAAAAAACCGTAAGCCCAGAATCGTACCGATCTCTGATAACGTTGCCGGCATGATATGTGACGGAAAGAACGGGCTGTTGTTTCCTGATATATCATATCAGTGTTTCCGGAAAATTTTAAAGGCTGTTAAACCGACGCTACCGAGCGGACAGGCAACACATGTTTTGAGGCATACTTTTGCAACGCATTTTATGATGAACGGCGGTAGTATTCTGACGCTACAGCGGTTGCTGGGACATGCTAATTTATCTCAAACGATGACGTATGCACACTTTGCCCCGGATTTTCTACAGGATGCAATCAGCCTGAATCCACTGAAAGGGAAATGTCATTTTTAG